GGCGCACCACCTTGCGTGGGCGACCGCGGGGCAGCATGATCTTCATGCCAGCCAGACCGATGGGGCTGAGCTTGGCACGGGGACCGCGCTTGGTGCCAAAGTTCTTGCGAATCTTGCGCACCTTCTTCTGCAGCTCAGCCACCATGACTGGGGTGGATGCTGGCTTAAAGGTGCGGGTAACAAACTTGCCGCCCTTGGCGCGCAGCTTGTAGTGCATCACACCTGGCTCCACCATGTGGAGGGTCTTCACCTCAGTGGCGGTGAGTGCGTGACCGAGGACATTCTTCTGACCGACGTAACGGGAAAGGGACATTTGTAATATTGATAAATATTTTTTTTACACTAGCACTTCCAGCGATTATTGCATTGCATGCAGGTGACATACGTAGTCATCGGTTCATCCGCGCTCCTGGTCTGCATCTGGTAGTAGGTCGTCCTGATTGACTTGCATTTACCGCACTTGAACATACCCACGTAATCCTCGTCCTGCTTCATCTTGGCAGCCTCCAACATAAGCTCCTTTTTCTTGCGCTTGAACATCGCCTGAGAGTAAAGACCGTTGGGGTCCAAAACTTCAGGCGAATACCACGCCAGTTTTGTAGACTCTAGCTCCTTGCGCTGAAGCCGGCACACGAGCTGAGGGACGATATCGAGCTTCACCTTGACCCCGCCGTCCCCTGCAGTGCTGAGCGACACGGTCACCACCTTGGATTTCTCTCGCTTGAATTCGGCGAGCAAATTGACAAACTTTTGCTTGTAGGTTGTCCTGAAATGCTTGTTATCCCACGCCGCCTCATCTCTCGGGAATTTCTTGAACGTCCAGTTGAGTACTGAACGCTCACAATTGCGTGCGATAACCCCCTCACCCAGAAGCTCGGCAAACTTGCCACTAGAATAGGTGCGATACGCGTGCTGCATCCTGACTAAGTGTTTGACTTTCTTTTTGAGCATGTGACCCTAGTCCTCGACATGACACGAATTTTTCACCGACCGACTTAAAAAGAAAGTGCTTATTCTGTGTAGACCAGATGTATCCGGTCGTGGTTTGTACCACGACCCGGTGTCCCGTATGGGCCCTACGTGCAAAGTGATTGCCATTGCTGTGCAGAGCGCAAACTTATAAAACAATTTGCAGTCCAAAGTTCCCGTCAGGGTATTTCGCCTTCGAAATTTCCTCACTGGATTCATCGTAAATATGGGGATGTTATTGTTCAAAGAACTCTGTTTAGTGGGGTTCTGGGCACCTCTTTTCCATGCGTCTTGTGTCGTAAAGCACTCGACAGGCTGTCTATTCAGTGGCGTGCACACATAGGTGACACGTGGCACCGAAGCACAGACCCCTGTCCCCCAAAATCCAAACCTACACAAAAACAAAAAAGTAAATTAAATTTTCGCAACTAATATTAATGAGGTGGCTCGTGTCACTGTTTCTGGGATTGTTACTTGCCTGGATTATAGTCTCGAATGTAAATAAGATGCCACGTGTTTCTTATTATCAGGCGGCTCTGGTTCCAGCAGATATCGCGACGGCTGATGATTCGCTCGTTGCCGTGGGACTCGCCCAGTTTCCTGAAGTGCCGAGCATCATGGACTCGATCAATAAGCCCGTGAAATATTCGGGAAAGCCTACCGTTGTCCAGGGGTCACTCCCAGACCCAAATTTCACACCACTCCCGGGTATGAAGACACCAGGACCAGCAGCATCTCGCCCAATGTCCAGCCCAGGATCAAGCGTTTCAAGCCCCGCAGGTTTCGCAACTCCAGCACCCGTGCCAGGTCCCGCCGCTTCGTCACCGGCACCAGCCGCTTCATCGCCAGCACCTTTTGCCGCCTCTAGCTCGTCGGGGTCTCCTTACCCTTCCTCGTAATTCCCAAAATATTCTCAAGCTTTGAATCCGATCTCTGAAGTGGTTTATTTCGCTTGAGTTTCAAAGTACTCGTTTCGGTCGTAGAGTTTTCAATGTCATGGAGTTTCTTTTTGGAACCAGTATTTGAAACACTCGAATTTTGAATATTTGCCTTGATTTCTGAACCGCCTATGATAGGCACGTACAGTTTTTCGTTAGGCCAGTGTACGATAGGAGGTTCGACGAATCCCCCATAACTGCGGAATTCCTCGATACTCATAGTTCCACCAAAACACTTGAGCGCCCAACGCTTAGGAGCTGGCCAACATGGCAAACTCCTCCCATACGCTTTTTTACGCATCAGTGCCAGGTACATCTGTATTTCACCAGAGCGTGACGTGTTCATGTCGAGCGCAAACGCCTTGGAACACGGCCACGAGCAGAAGTTGCCCATACACGTAAATCTATCGAGCCTGTCGTCATATTTGATAGGAAGGTGGATACACGGTCTCTGTGGCAAGCCGTGCATACACCACCAGCAAAGTAATTCTTCGGTGCTCATTGACTTAAAAACCTGATAAGTCTTTAAGAATAGATGAGCCTGCTCTCAATTGACTGCGGAATTAAGAATTTAGCAATGTGTCTCATAGATCAAAAGACGAAACGGATCCAGAGGTGGGACGTGTCGGGTGTGCCACCCATGCATGTCGATGGTATTTTCGCGTGTATGGTGCGCCACTTGAATGAAAAGCCATGGATTCTCGAGGCTCAAACGGTTCTGATCGAGAAGCAACCCGATCGCAACCGTGGGATGAAGGGGATTGAAAACCTTCTTCACACTTATTTTTTAGTCAAGGAAAAGCAGGTGGTTATTTGGGACGCGCGCCACAAGATTCCTGACGTGGCGGGTGCGGGAAAAGCAAAGTACGCTCAAAGAAAGAAGACGAGTATCGAACGCGCGCGCAAATTTATTGAAGATGAAGTAAACAAAGACTGGATTCAGTTTTTTGATTCACATTCAAAAAAAGATGATTTAAGTGATGCTATAATGCAAGCATTAAGTTTTATTGATAAACGTCCAGTTGTAAAAGATAACCAACCAGTAAAGCCCAAAAAACAGTCCCCACGTAAACCAACTGAAAATCAAACTCGAACAAAGTACAGTAAAGCTAATTTAGCATATATATTGAAAACAGGGGGTAAACAGGATGCAAGATTCAGGAAAGATTTGTCGAGATATTATCATAATATAGATGATCTTAAGAAGGACTTCAACTTGACTTAAAAATATTTTATATATAAAATGTATGGGTTGGATTTATATAATAACAAACAAAGAGAATGGTAAATGTTATATAGGACAGACGATTTCAAAAAGAGTGGAAACAAGATGGAGTGGACATCGTAGAAGACCCCATGGATTATTAAAATTAGCATTTGAAAAATACGGCATTGAAAACTTCAACTTTGAAACTATATGTGAAATAAAAGAAGGTGATCATATGAAAACACAATTAGATGATATGGAAATATTAGAAATTAAGACCAGAAATACCGTAGCACCAAAAGGTTATAATCTTGAAAAAGGAGGAACCAAAAATAAGAAAGATATTAACCAAGAAACTAGAGAAAAAATGCGATCATCTCATATTGGTCATAAACATACAGACGATACTAAACGAAAAATAAGTGAAACATCTAAAGGAAGAGAAAATTCAATTGAACATAGAAAATCTATAAGCAAGGCAAGAACTGGAATTAAATTTTCAGATGAAACTCGAGAAAAGATGCGAGTTGGTCAATTAAACAGGACGAATAGAAAATATGGAATTGACCACCATTCATCAAAAAAGGTGAATCAATATTCGAAAGATGGTGTTTTTATCAGAACATTTGATAGTATAAGACTTGCAGCAAAAGAAACTGGGAAGAAGTCCCCTGCTGGAATCAGTCAATGTTGTAAAGGTAAAATGAAAACATCCGGAGGTTTCACGTGGCAATTCGGTTAGAGGATCATTCGCGCCTGATTTCCAATACGAATCATGGTATCAATGTAATAAAACTATGCTTGATGTCTCTATTTAGCACACATGACCTCACCAATCTTGGTCCAGGATGCATCTGGGCAATCGTCACCCTGCTTGATGATCATGGTCGCCTTCCACTGGGGTGCTGGGGCGCCAGCAGCTGGTGCTGGTGCTGGTGCTGGACCAGGCGTAAAGTAACTTCTACCCTTGAAAAGCAGGACGATAACGAGAAGAGCAATCAGACCATAAATGACCAAGTTGTTCATTTTATAATCTTACAAGATATAAATGGAGGACTTTATAATCGCAGCTCTCGTTCTCGTGCTGTTCGCCGTGTTTCTTTTCAAGCGTCAGAGCTTTGCTGATGCACTGGCACCTGGACCTTGTACGCCCACCCCAGTCCCAGCTGGTCGCACGTGTGTGCTCAGACCAAATAATAATGAGCCTTATACGTTTCCAGATAAACTAACTTGTCAACAGACGGCATCAACCTATCCAAACGCCGTGAGTGCCGGATGTGGAAAGCACTATTGTTGCCAGTAATTTTTTTGCTAAACTATATTAATGTGTGATGTCTTGTGGCCTTGTGGGAATGGGGCACAAGCTTCAACAAGTTTTGACACGACTTTTAATTCTTTAGTATCGTCGACCTCGAACTTTATTACAAAAAATAGTTCGAGTTCGAGTTCCTCGGTTTCGGCTCGCCAATCTGTAAGCATAGAAATAGATGATCAGGGTGAGAACTGCCCAATTGACGTAACTCAGACAATTAACATTACTTCTCAAGTGGGTGTAAGTCTCGATAAATCTACGGTCGCCGATCTTCGCGCCCATATAACAAATGATCTAACTAATGCCGCAAATCAGAATGCACAGGCAACCTCTTCAACATTTGGCGGTGAGGCATCAACCGCAACCAACACGAGCGTGACCCAAAATATTCAGAATATTGTAAACCAGAACCTCACTGACGAGACTTATACTTCTATGACATCTGAGGTTAATGGATCGCAAAATGGTATTATAAAAATAAGAAAATGCAGGGCTCCTATTCGTATAGATCAGAATTTTTCCGCAAACGTACTTGCGACCAATATCGTTACTCAAATCGCCGATCAACTTGGAGGTACGGACAGCGCAACAACAACCAGTACAACTGTAACTCAAGCTTCAACTGCCAAAACTAAGGGTCCGTTCGAAAGCTTCGCCAGTATGTTCGAGTCGTTTGGGGTTGTCGGAGCTATTATTTGCTTACTTTGCGTACTCATGTCATTTGGAGGTGCAGCTTTTTTCGCTTTCATGATGTTTAAAAAGTAAACTCAAAGCCCGTAAGCAGACAGAGGAACGACGCGCGGAGCCGCAGGTTTATTACCCCCTCCAAAAATAAGCATTGCAAGTACGATAATAATAATGCAGCACATGCAACTAAACGAAAGTCCTAAAAGTCCACCTCCAGCAGCTAATGCGTATTTCTTTTGCGTATCATCTAATGGTATAGACCCGGGTGTGGGTGTAGTCGCGGGCGCGGGCGAAGTGTAAGAGACGGGTCCGCCCGATGAAGCTATTCCCACAGGTGTATTACTTGTAATATTCTGATTTATACCTCCCCCGGGAGTTCCAGTGGTGGTCACCTGTGTACTCGATGCTCCGGGGGATGACACGGCAGCGAGAGTGTCGCCTGCCTGAACAGCCTGAACATTCTGGAAACCTTGGTTCGAAGGTGGCGGAGTTCCGGGCGGTGGGGGAGGTGGAGGATCTGCAGGAACAGGTCCACCAATACTAAGATTTGTTGCACAAGATTGATTAATTGCTGCTCTAAGATCTCCACCCACCTTGACGCTCTGAAGACACACAGCTATCGTTGATTCGCACTTAAGTGCCTTAAGTGTGGTTGGTGGGAGATATGCCGATGTAGCGCTCGTCGCTGAGCTCACACACGCCCCGACCGCACATTTTGGAGTTATGTAAGTCTTGAGTGCTGCAATTTGAGGTGCAAATATGGGGGCTGCGGCATCAAAATATTCAGCGATTGTGTTAACATCTGTGCATGCACCCGTTGTGTTCCCTCGACACGCGTTAAATATATTTGTACCAAATTCATTGGCATTATAACAATCACAATGTGAAGACCCAGGATTTGCTATACAGTAAGCTCCTATAATTGCTGCCGCGAGTAATCTAGTAGCATCGTCTATATCTAATGAATCCTGAAGTGCCCACATTTTAATAATAAGCCGAATGTTGTCATTATCCGGCCATTGCGGATTTTGTGTGTTGCAATAAGTTGCTAGCATAGTTCGTGCCAACGCTTTTCCCGCTACAGAACTTCCACTTACATACTGCCCTGCCGCAACTTGTGTAACAATTAGAAAATAATCATTGTTATTTCCCCATTCTCCATTTGGGTTTTCTATTTGAATTCTAGAAACTAATTGAAAATCATAGTTTTGTGTGACGGTTTGGTAATGTGTTATACAATCACCACTGGCTTTTAAACCTGCATAGTTTTTCATATCACACCATCTTATCTTTATGGTGTTCAGATCAGTTGCCCCTGTACCAGTGAATGCATATATAGTTGTTGGATCAAAAGGATTTGCAATTGACGAATAAACACACTGGAGACGCACTCCATTTACGTCACTTATACCTTGAGCCGGACCCCCTGTTGTAGAAGTATATTTTCCATCCCTTGTAATACCTATATTTGGACATTTAGATACTGGATTTGGCTCGGCGCACACCTTTCCGGCAGCGCTTATCGGAGGGGGGTGAAATGCAGTCGGTTGTTTTCGTTCATAACACAGCGAAGAATATGTTCCCACCTCTTGATATCCATCATCACATGTATTACGCTTATTACACGTTTCTTTTACAGTAAATGAAACCCCAGGTCCAGATGTCATATACGTGGTTGTAAAACCTGCTTCATCGGCTAAATGATCGTCTGGTATTTGTAGTCCGCACATACGGTACGGACCATCCCACCAGCAATTATCTCTCATCTATCTACCATATAAAAAGATTTTTACTTGAATAATCATGGTGACTCGCACAAAAATCCAGAAAGCCCTGTACGATTGGGACGGGCGAAAATACATAGAACTTGAGGGAATTGGGCGAGTCAAGGTTCCGTTTCGTTACGGGCGAATCATGTGTAAAGTTCTCGGGGACAAGACGGTTCAAGAGATGGGAGTTGGTCTGAGTGTCGAAGTTCATATAGATATTAAAACTTGGGAAGGTGTTCAACACCGAGTACTTTATTCAATAAAAGAAATTTAAGGTTGTTTTTTAAGTGCCATGTACACTAAAAATCCTATGAAACATACAAAACCTATACTTGACATGCACGAAAGACACCAGCAAATAAAACCTAAAATACCTCCTCCTGAACTTTCCTGAGTAGAACTTGTTGCGTACGTCTGTTGTACAGTACCTGTAGTAATAGGCGATCCGCTTGTAGGACTTGCCCCAGAAACAAGGGGATCGATCCGTGAACCGCCCTGAATGAGTGCAATCCGGTTATTAGGATCATTCTTATATGAAAAACTGGATGCTCCATTTGAATCGGTGTAAACAATTGCAAATAGGGGGAGGCTAGGTATGTTGTACACTTGAACTGCTGGAAGATCATTACCTGTAGCAACTGCTGATAGAGTTCCGTTTAGATTTCCTGGAATGTTTATTATTCCCTTTTTCCTTAAACTTGAAACACTCTCAAGTGCCTGCATGTAACCATCAATTTGCGCCTGACTTGTGAAAGGGGGTGTCCATGTAAACCCATATCCATCAGACCCAGTCCCAGACACGGAACCGTTTGAAGGGTTAAAGGTTGACATCTTATATTGTGTAAGAAAAATGTCACTCACCCGCCAGGGATTTTCAATTTTAGTTCAAAATTCATCTGATATTAAAAAGGAGCTCACTGTAAGACCTATAGAGAATGCACTGGGGATTCAATCACCCTCCTTCAAGGTGTTTCGCGTCGGCAAGGATGGTTCCCTTTTGGTCCCCCGTTATTATGGCTGCGAGCGGTTCGGGGCGCCCGCCACCGACTCCCGCCGTACTCCTGCTGATGCTCGCGGGATCAATTTTGGCGGGAACTTGCGAGAGGCGACACGACAGCCAGAAGCTCTCGATGCAGGAGTTAGAGCCTTTCGTGAAAAAGGTGGGGGGGTCCTCTCGCTACCGTGCGGGTATGGCAAGACTACAGTCGCCTTGGCTCTTTCGGCACAACTAAAAGTCAGGACCATGATTGTGGTTCACAAAGAGTTCCTGGCAAACCAGTGGGTCGATAAAATCAAGGAATTTTGTCCAGGTGCAACCATCGGACGAGTTCAGGGAGACACTTTCGATATTGAGAAGGATTTCGTCATTGCTTTGATTCAAACAATGTGTATGCGAGAGTTTGAACCTAAAGTTTTTGATTCAATTGGTCTTCTCATTGTGGATGAGGCGCACCATATCGGCGCTCCAGCTTTTTCTCAATTTATGTTCAAAATTTGTCCACGGTTTACGCTTGGACTTACAGCCACACCAGAACGGAAAGATGGACTTACACGGCTCCTGTACTGGTTCCTTGGTCCCGAGTTCTTCCGTGTCGAGCGGGTCAATCAGGGGACTACGAAGGTTCGAACACTGAAATACGCGTGTGATGCCTTCAAAGAGGCTCCACCCATAACGCGCTTTGGGAAGATTAACATGGCTGGTATGACTACCCTCCTGACTGAACTCGAGGATCGGAACGTACTCATCATCAACACGATTCATGAAGTGTTGAAAGATAATAGGCGTGTACTTGTACTTTCTGATCGGCGTGAACATTGCTTTGACTTACTTAACAAAATTGGCTCTAAGGCTGGCTTGTACATCGGTGGAATGAAAGAGGCTGAATTGAATGAATCTGCTAAGAAGCAAGTGGTCATTGCAACCTTTCAGCTTGCACACGAGGGTTTAGATATTCCTGTGCTTGATACGGTCATCTTAGCGACCCCGCGGTCTGATATTAAACAATCTATAGGACGAATTATGAGAGAAACCAAAGGAAAATTGAACGATCCTTTGATTTTTGATATTGCTGACCAGTGGTCTGTGTTTTTTAGCATGTACAACAAGCGACTCAAGATTTATAGGGAGGGGGGATTTGAAATAGTCGGTGAAGAAAAGCCCGTTGTTAAAACTGGAAAATGTTTGTTCTTGTAGGGAACTTTCACTTGCGCAGAGAATCTATAAAACCCATTAAAAATACCCCAGCTACGAAAAACATGACGATGTAATTACACTCCGTGTTATCCATAACTGGTTTTTGAATGGGTGGGAGATCCCTTTTATAGACGGGCGGCTTGGGTGACCACTCATCATCAATTGGCGCGTACGCCAATCCCATTACTTAATACAAATAAATTAATTAGATCGACACCTCCTTCTTCTTGGCACGGGTACCACGCTTTTTCTTGTCTGAGCTGAGGCTCACCTCGCGAGTGTCAGGGTCGCCGCCTGCATCGATCGAGACAATGTCCGAGACAGACTCGTCGTCACCGCCGTGGTTACCCGGACGAGTCATCATAGCTGGGGGAGGTCCCATCATACCCATCAGGGAACCGAAATCCATGCCTGGACCTTTCATGTCACGACGCCCACCGTCATTGACAGGGGAACCAAAGCCGGACTGTTGCTGCTGAGGCTGGCTACGCTGAACAGCGTCAACCATGTTGCGCATCAGGTCTGGGTTCTGTTTCATCACCTGGGAGACGTTTGGCACAGCCGCCTTGAACATCGAGTTGGTCAGGTGGAACATCATAGCTGAACCACCAACCATAAACATGAGCTTCACCTCGGGTGCCACGTTCACCTTGGTCTTGTACTTGTTATAAAGCTCCTCAAATACCCCGTCGTAATCCTCGACATTCTCCATCATATTCTGGGACCAGCCGTTCAGCTCCAGGTCGAATGGGTCAAACTTGTCATTCAGAAACTCCAGACCGGTTACACATGCAACCATCATGCGACGCTGAAACTTGATCGAGCGATCAACCTCGATACCGTACATCATCCGCTTGAACTCTGTGCGAATCTCTTCAATGTCGCTATAGATGGTGAGACGTGCACTGGATGCAATCCCCTTCTTGTTCAGGCGACTAATTTTGTTCAAGAGGTCCGCCTTCTCATCCTCGATGGTCTTGTATCCCTCGGAGGGGGTCTGTGCAGCGCTGCTGTACTGCTGCTGCTCGTACTCCTCGCCCTCATCCTCCTCCTCACCGCCGTCATACTCCTCCACGGGGGGAGGTGCAGGCGCCGTACGCTTACCAGGATTCATGAACATATCCAGACCCTCGTCTGGGGCGGTGTGTGTAACGCCTGCCACACGCTTCGAAAAAGGGCTCGGACGTGAAGCCTTTGCTCTCAGGGGAACTCGCTTCTCAGCAGGCTGAATAGAAATTTCATCCAACAGAGCAGCCTCATCATCATTCAAATTCATAGTTTGTCCACCACCTGACTCAAAAGATACCTCAGCCATCCTGATACTTTTAGAGAAAGTATGTGAGTTGCCTTTAACGCGGGAATTTATTAAGTTTCGGAGAAACTTTTCCGTTTAAAATTGATTAGAATCAGGTACTCCAGGAGGATCCAAGACCAGGACCGTCGGTCCTGACTTGAAAATAATATTCACAAAATACAAATGAAGATCAAGTTTGGAAAAATGTTCATCCACGCCGTCATCGTTGGTCTGCTCGTGGCTATCCTGGTCCTGGTTATCCAGGGTGGCAAGAGTGGGTATGAACCCGCCCCTCTGCTGGTGAATGCCGGTCCAGCTGCCCGCCAGACCAATGGCGACATCTTCGCCCTGAAGGATCGTGTGGACTGTGTCCCAGGACCCTCAGAGTCTTCCGACTATTACACCGTGGGTCTGACCCCAGGTGGGCTGTGCGGCGGCTCAGCCATGGTCCGTGACCAGATGCGCGACTACACCATTGCCGATGGTGTCGGCGGTTCCCTGCTGGAGAAGTAGACTCTCTAAAAAAATAGAAGATTAAAGTAATATGTGTGACACCGAGGTGTACACGATCCGTGTTGATTCAGTCGGTGCCAGCTCAAATGCGAGCTTCGTCGGCTACATGAACATCCCTTTGCGAAACGTCATCAAGGCTGAGCTTCTTTCACTTTCATTCCATGGAAATGCATTTGCACCCGCACAGACCGTGGGCTATTATCTGAATATTGAGGAACTCAAGTCTAAGTTTAATGACAGAACAAATATTCAATATGGAATTCAGGTTGCCGGAAATATTTCGACGGAAGGTGCAGCATCTCTCGTCACCCTTTCTAACGTGGGACAGCTCGCAACCTCACTTGTATTCATCCCTCTTGATGAGGTGGTGACCGCAGGACACCGAACAATATTTACAACTGGAAATTACTTTCCAGTAGAAACTCCATTCATCGAGCCAATTCGCCAAATTGAGAAATTTACTGTAAATTTGTATACCGCAAGTGGTTCTCAGATAGATTTTCCAGGAGCCACAACTCTCACACTCCGCATCACATGCTCCAAGCCCAATGTGTGCCTGTACCCTGAACGATTGGGTTTACCACTCATGTAAATAAATGCTCAGCAAATATTAGATGGACTATACAGTCTATGTCGATTCCAATAACAGGAATCAGACCCTTTTTCCAAATTCAAATTCATATACTCTGTATCTGACGACCCCCATCCAGAATATCACCAAGGTGGAGGTTCTCTCGGCGATGTTGCCGAACGTGTACAGCTCACAGTATCTGACTTTGGATATCGCAGAACTCAGGACCCCTAGAAATCTCATCGCTGATGCACTCTTAAAAACCGTCCCAACCGCCAACGCTTTTTATGGCTCATTTGCCACCATTCCAATCAAGGTGGCGGGTGGAGCTTTGGCTCTTTACTCAAACGTGGGCAATCCCTCAAATGCGATCGTAACAACCAACACTGAATTTTATAACGCAAATTATCGAATCCTCCAAGAGTTTCCTTCGCGTATCGACAAGTTGGACCGTCTGACAATCACATGGCGTCAACCTAATAACGGAAACGTATTTGTTGATAATAATTTCAGTCCAGCTATTGATCTTGGGAGAAACATGTTCATCCTACGTTTCAAAACTGTTCACGTCCCCGATGAGGATCCTAGTAGACCGCTCAGTCTCCCCAAACCCGTACCATGGGACTCGGGTGGTGATGACCAAAAGAAACAACTGTTAATCATTGCAGGAATTGCTCTGTTTGGTTTACTCATAATAATCTCAGTAAAAGCTAGATAACCATGGGTGGGTGTAGTGACAGTATTACCAATGGGTGCAGTGGCGGAGGCACAGTCATTAATACTCCAGTAAACATAGTTGTAAATGCAAGCTCAGGAAACGGAGCAAGTATAGGAAACGTGTTGATCCAGAACACGCTCACAGTCACCACCTTCACAAGCAACGGAACTGCGACATTCACAGGGACCACCTCCTTTGTAGATGTTAATGCCCAGTTTCTGTTAGGTGACGGATCAAATATCGCAAGCCTCAATGTCTCTAATGTCACCTCAGGCACGCTCAACTCAGCCTACCTCGAAACAACCGGAGTGATTGCTGATATTTACGGAGACGCCTCCAATATCCCCCAGCTCATCATCGACCAGTGGGGACGCGTTTCAAACGCCGTCAATGTTCAGACCCAGTGGACCCCCACATATCTCTTTAACATTGCGACCGCTAACGGCGTCTCCATCGGGACCCTGAACGATCCCCCTACAGGCTCTAACCTATACGTCCTTGGGACGGCAAATATTGATACGATAAACGTAGATAGTCTATTTGCAAATACAGTTAATATATTCGGTCTGAATACCCTGAATGTCTATGGAACTTCATTTATGAACACTGTTTATGCCGAAAGTTATTACGGAAATGGGTTTGGAATTTCCAATATAAACGGCGCCAGTGTTACCGGGAACGTAGCAATAGCAAATGAAGCTTTGCTTGTTACTGGAAATACCCAGCCATATATCACAAGTCTTGGTAATCTGGCAAACCTTATAGTCCTTGGACAAACAACTATATTTAATGGGTCTGGAATTTCTAATATCACTGGCTCCTATGTTACAGGAAATGTATCAAGATCTGATTTAGCCCTGGTGGTTTCTCAGGATGCTCAACCCAACATCACTAGCGTGGGAACACTCACAGGTCTGAATATTCAGGGATTTTTGGCAGCTTCCAATGGTTCAGGAATTTCAAACCTAAATTCGTCTAATCTTGTAGGTAACGTGGCATCTGCAAACGTTGCCCTGGTAGTCTCAGGAAATACTCAGCCCAACATCACCAGTGTCGGCACACTCACAGATCTTAATGTCCAGGGTTTACTCACCGCCTCAGATGGTTCAGGAATTTCAAACATTAATGGTTCGAACGTGACTGGAAACGTGGCAAACGCGACTGTCACCCTTGTAGTCTCGGGAAATACCCAGTCCAACATTACCAGTTTGGGAACTCTCGTCAGCCTAGCCGTTTCAGGTGAAATTTCCGGTGATGGATATAATATCACAAATTTGAACTCTCTGAGCATCAATGGAACCGTGCGAACTGCCGCGTCAGTAACCATCTCATCCCAACCCAACATCACAAGTGTGGGTACACTCACAGGTTTGAACGTCCAGGGTTTACTCGTCGCATCCAACGGCTCGGGAATTTCAAACATAAATCCATCCAATATTTCTGGAACTGTTTATGCGGCTCAAGTGGTGACTCAGAACGCTCAGCCCAATATCACCAGTGTGGGAATCCTATCGGATCTGAATGTACAGGGTTTGCTCACCGCCTCCAATGGTTCAGGAATTTCAAACCTAAATTCATCCAACTTGGTGGGTAACGTGGCAAACGCGAATGTTGCCCTGGTGGTTTCCCAAGCATCTCAGCCCAACATCACCAGTGTTGGTACACTCACAACCCTTTATGTCGATGGTCTTCTAGGGTCATCTGATGGGTCTGGAATTGCAAATGTACGTGCGGCAAATGTGACAGGGACTGTTGCCACCGCGGGTGTTGTGACCAATCCCGCCCAGGTGAACATCACCAGTGTGGGTACGCTCTCAAGTCTTTCAGTGTCCGGAGTAGTCACCGCCGGACTCTTTTCTGGAAATGCCTCCGCTCTTTCTAACATCAATGGCTCAAATGTAACAGGACATGTTCCTTTGGCAGATTCCGTTTTGAACCCAGCGCAGCCCAATATCACGAGTGTAGGTTTGCTTAGTAATCTGGTAGTGAGCAACTCAGTCACAACCACAAATGTATGGGCAAATTACCTGAGTATCACGGCACTCTCTGGAAATAATCCAGTAAAGGTTGTGAGCGACTCGGGTTCATTTCATGTTACAAATAATGGGAGAATCGGCATCAATACTGGGAATCCTTCGAGTCAACTTGAGGTGGCTGCATCCGGAGCAGCAAGCGTATCCGTCAGTATTTCAGATACCGTAACAGGTCCTGGAAATGCAGTCAAGTTAACAAAGGACGCAAGTCAAAATATGATTCTAGAAAATCAAAGCCTTGCTGATTCTTGGGTCGTAAATTATGGAACGACACGATTCCGCATGTATTCTATATTTGGTCAATCTTTGTTAGGACCAGTCGTAGTTGGACCAACAATTGCGTCTCCACCAAGCTTAACAACAACTTTTAATGTTCAAGGCAATACATACGTATCAAACTCTCTCGCGACTACTAATGTTTATGCAAATATCACAAGTCTTACAGGAACACCTACTCAGACTACACTTTATGCAACTGGTAATGCGTATGTGTCAAACTCTGTCATGACTACCAATGTTTATGCAAATATCACAAGTCTTATAGGAACACCTAATCAGACTACAATTTATGCAATTGGTAATGCGTATGTGTCAAATTCTATCACGGCTACTAATGTTTATGCAAATATCATAAGTCTTATAGGAACATCTAACCAAGCTACAATTTACGCAATTGGTAATGCGTATGTGTCAAACTCTATCACGACTACTAATGCCTTTATACAAACTCTTGCAGTTTCGGGTCTTTCAAATCTTTTCAGCGCCAACGCAGTGACCCTGAACACCGCCTCTGCGAACATCACTTCAGGAAACGTGGGGTCACTCAATGTGTTCACGGGAGCGAACGTGACTCAACTCACAGTTTCGGAACTTTCCAACCTTTTCAGCGCCAACGCAGTGACCCTGAACACCGCCTCGGCAAACATCACTTCAGGAAACGTGGGATCGCTCAATGTGTTCACGGGAGCGAACGTG